TGAACCGCTCTTCCGATCTCTCCATATTTTCCCCGGAGGGATATTTGGAAAGCCAATTGGGGACTAGGTTCTAGGGCTCACAGGAAGTTTCTCGTGTGCTCCTTTCTTCCTGCTGGTCTCGCTCACAACGGGCCCTAGAATCTAGCCCTCAATTGGCCCCAAACGCCCTCTATCTAAGGAGCAACTATGGGTAAAAGGGCCGCAACACCCTCTAAACCCGCTCGAACTGTGGAACAACGAGAGGCGCAAATGATCAATCTCGCGCTTGAGCTCGCTGAGAAGCAGCTTCGGGAGGGTACAGCACCGGCAACCACGGTGAACCACTACCTCAAGCTCGCCTCCACAAGAGAACAGCTGGAGGTAGAGAAGCTGAGGAATGAAACAGCACTCCTCGAGGCGAAGAAGACGGCGCTCGTCAGCGCTGAGCAAGCCGAGAAGATTGCCAAAGAAGCCATCGAAGCCTTCCGTACATACTCTGGAGCGGGAGATGTTACGAACGTATACTGAACTGGCGCGCCTCGAGACCTTTGAGGAGCGGTTTGACTACCTGGCTCTCACCGGGCAAGTCGGTACAGCCACGTTTGGCTTCGATCGTTACCTGAACCAACGATTCTACACCTCAACGGAGTGGAAGAAGGTCAGGAACTTTGTTCTGGCTCGAGATGAAGCCTGTGACCTCGGGATCGAGGGACTTGACATCAGATACATGCCGCTAATCCACCACATGAATCCGATTCAGCCCAGAGATCTCGAGGAATTCAATCCAGACATCCTCGAGCCAGAGTTTCTCATTACCACAACCAAGAATACCCACAACGCGATACACTTCGGAGACCGATCGAGGTTGACACCACGAGTTGTTGAGCGTCGACCGAATGATCAAGCTCCCTGGAGGATCTAATGGGAACCATTCTTGAAGATACAAAGAAGGCAATCGGCATCATGCCGGGATATGATGTCTTCGACGACCAGATCCTCATGCACATCAACACTGCACGGATGGATCTCGCACAATTGGGGCCAAAATGCGATACCCCGATTGAGAAAGATACCGCTTGGACCGTCTTTGATTCAATCGACGACGAGGCGGCCATCAAGTCTTACATCGCCATGAAGGTTAAGTTGTTCTTCGACCCACCGGGGAACTCCTTCTTGGTATCGGCCTATCAGAAGCTGATCGAGGAGGCAGCATGGCGACTGATCTATCAGACCGAGGGGAAGCAGAGGTAGAAGACCTCATTCACCACGGCGTAAAAGGCCAGAAATGGGGCGTCATCCGTAAGAAGGCTAGCGCTGGTCGGAAGGCCACCATCAAGGCTATCCAGAAGAGCGGACGATTCACCGCCAACGCGACAAAGACTACTATCAAGACCGCTCGTACCGGAGCGGCCAAGGTTCAGAAGGCAAAGCAGGCACATGACGCTCGAGTTGCCGGGAAGAAGCAGGCAAAGGCCGACGCCAAGGCTCGAAAGAAGTTCGCAAACCGCGGATACAAGAAGATCAGCGACTCCGAGCTTCAATCTCGAATTAAGCGGCTGGAGCAAGAGAAACGCTATCGGGAGCTCAAGGCCGATCGCCACCTGGTTCGAGGTCGTGAAGTCACTCGATCGATCCTCGAGAACTCTCTAACCAAGGCTGGGACGTACGCAGGTACGAAGCTCATGAAGTCTGCATTTGATAATGCATTCGAGGGCGCTACCGGCGGTAAGGCGGGCAAGAAGGCTGCGGCAGAGAACATTAAGAAGGCTGCTGAGAAGGCACAAGAAGCGGCTCAAGCGGCAGCAGTTGTCGCCGAAGAGGCTCGTGTGACATACAAGTCTACTGGTGGTCCCGATCGCAAGAAGCTCCCGCAGTCTTCTAAGCCGAAGCAGATCGAGAAGCCTAAGTCGTACAAGCAGACAAAGCCCTCCCCAAAGAAGAAGCGGTATCCCCGCAACCCAGGGAGCACCGCTAAGTAATGCTCTCGAACACCGCAGTACCAAAATACTACGGGCAGTTTCGTGATGCGGTCATCCGAGGCGAGATTCCGGTATGTGAAGAGATCTCATGCGAGATGAATCGCATCGACGCTCTTATCGCAAACCCGGAATACTACTACGATGACAAGGCTGTAGAGGGCTTTATCGCTTACTGCGAGAACGAGCTCACACTGTCCGACGGAGCCGACCTCCATTTGCTCGACAGCTTCAAGCTCTGGGCCGAACAGCTCCTTGGCTGGTACTACTTCGAGGATCGTCAGGTCTTCGTCCCATATGAGGATGGAGTAGGCGGTCGATACGAGACCAAAACAGTAAAGAAGCGCCTAACAATCAAGCAATATCTGATCGTTGCTCGAGGAGCGGCGAAGTCGATGTACATGTCACTCATCCAGAATTACTTCATGGTGATTGACACTACTACGACGCATCAGATCGCTACGGCTCCGACCATGAAGCAGGCTGAAGAGGTGATGGGCCCTTTCCGGACCGCTATCACCCGAGCCAGAGGTCCGCTGTACAAGTTCCTAACTGAGGGATCCATTCAAAATACAACTGGTGCGAGGGCTAACCGCCAGAAGCTGGTTGCTACCAAGAAGGGTGTCGAGAACTTCCTCACCGGATCCCTCCTCGAGGTCCGCCCCATGTCCATCGACAAACTCCAGGGTCTTCGACCAAAGGTTTGCACGGTGGATGAGTGGCTTTCTGGTGATATCCGTGAGGACGTCGTCGGTGCTCTCGAACAGGGTGCCTCGAAGATCGATGACCCGGTCATTCTGGCCGTCTCATCCGAGGGAACCATCCGCAATGCGGTGGGTGACACCATGAAGATGGAGTTGCTCAAAATACTGAAGGGCGAATACATCGCCCCTCACATCTCAATCTTCTACTACCGCCTTGACGACATCAAGGAAGTAGCAGATCCTGCTATGTGGGTGAAAGCCCAACCGAACATCGGCATCACTGTTTCTTATGATCGGTACCAGCAGGACGTCGAGCGAATGGAGCAAGCTCCAGCTGCTCGAAACGACATCCTCGCCAAGAGGTTCGGGATCCCCATGGAGGGATACACGTACTTCTTCACCTACGAGGAGACGATCCCGCACAGGAAGAACACCTTCTGGAACATGCAGTGCGCTATGGGCGCCGACTTATCCCAGGGTGATGACTTCTGTGCGTTCACCTTCCTATTCCCGCTGAGGAATCAGGCTTTCGGCGTAAAGACGTTAGCATACATCTCTGAGCTTACACTCATGAAGTTGCCGGGCGCTTTGCGTCAGAAGTATGACGAGTTCATCCAAGAAGGAAGCCTCCGAGTCATGGAGGGTACTGTCCTGGACATGATGGAAGTCTATGAAGATCTAGACCAGTACATCGATGAACAGAAGTACGACGTCTCGGCGTTTGGGTTTGACCCCTACAACGCCAAGGAGTTCGTAACCAGGTGGGAGCAGGAGAACGGACCGTATGGTATCGAGAAGGTGATCCAGGGAGCTAGGACGGAATCGGTCCCCCTTGGGGAATTGAAGAAGCTGGCCTCTGAGCGCCTTCTCATCTTCGACCAGGAGCTCATGTCTTTTACCATGGGTAACTGCGTCACTCTCGAGGATACTAACGGAAACCGAAAGCTACTGAAGAAACGCTCGGAAGAGAAGATAGACTCAGTGGCTGCTCTGATGGATGCCTTCGTGGCATACAAGATCAACAAGGAGGCATTCGAATGAGCGAGGAGGTGAAATGGGTCTTAGTGATCGACTAGCTCACGCATGGAATGCGTTTTCAAAATCCCCAGACAAGAAGAACTTCACGCCGGAGTACGGTTCATGGACATTCGGTAATCCAAACCTGAATTACCGTCCTGTAGTCGGCGACCAGACAATTGTCACGAGCATCTATAACCAGATTGCTATTGATGTATCAAATGTTCCTATTCGACACGTCAAGACTGACGATAACGGCAACCTCAAGAGCTACTACCGTAGTTATCTTGACGACTGCCTGTCTCTGAGCGCCAACATCGACCAGACCGGTCAGGGGTTCTTCCAGGATTTGGTACTCACGCTCTTCGAAGAGGGCGCTGTAGCGATCGTTCCGGTAGACACAGATGTCAGCCCAGATCTGACTCAGGGCTACGACATCAAATCTATGCGAGTCGGCACAATCCTGAACTGGTATCCTCGCCACGTTCGAGTTGAGGTCTACAACGACCAGACTGGACAGCGAGAACAGCTGACTCTAGAGAAGGAGTTTGTCGCTGTTGTACAGAACCCTCTGTACAGTGTGATGAATGCTCCGAACTCGACGCTGCAGCGACTGACGCAGAAGCTACACTTGTTGGATGCCATCGATAAGCAGTCTGGATCGGGTAAGCTGGACATCATCATTCAGCTCCCGTACGTCGTCAAGACTGAGCTGAAGAAGCAGCAGGCCGAGGCACGTCGAAAGGCGATTGAGGAACAGCTCGCTGGGTCGCAGTACGGTATCGCTTACACCGATGGTGCAGAGCGAATCACTCAGCTGAACCGACCTTCCGAGAATAACCTCATGAGTCAGATTCAGTGGCTCACCACCCAGCTGTACAACCAGCTTGGAATGACTGAGGATGTCTTCACCGGCAAGGCCGATGCTCGACAGATGCTGAACTACCAGAACCGAACGGTTCGTCCAGTTCTGAAGGCGATCACGGATGCCATCACCAGGACTTTCCTCACCAAGACTGCCCGAACGCAGCGACAGCGGATCATGGCGATCGAGGATCCGTTCCTCAACGTCCCGCTGGAGGAGATGTCCAAGCTGGTCGACTCCGTCAAGCGCAACGAGATTGGTACAGCCAATGAGCTTCGACCGAAGTTCGGCTGGGCCCAGTCTGAAGACGAGACGGCAAACCAGTTGGTGAACTCCAACATCAATCCGATGGGCGAGGAACAGCCGCCTGGCGAAGAGCCGGTCGACGAAGTCCCTGCATCGGAGGTACCAATTTCCGAACTGATGGAGAGTAGTCAAAATGGCAGTTAAGTGCGATTTCTCTGGCTACGCCACGAAGAACGATGTTCGGTGCTCGGATAACAAGGTCATCCGGCACGGGGCATTCGCGGCGTATGATGGGAAGACCGTACCTCTGGTCTGGCAGCACAAGCACGGTGACGTCGAGAACGTCCTGGGGCATGCCGATCTTGAGGTTCGAGACGATGGGGTTTACGCCTACGCCCATCTGAACAACACCGATCGTGGCCGGACCGCTCGAGAGATGGTCAAGAACGGCGACATCAAGGCGATGAGTATCTATGCTACCCACGTTCGCGCTAAGGGCAATGACGTTGTCCACGGTGAGCTCGTCGAGGTGAGCCTGGTGCTCCGTGGCGCCAACCCTGGTGCCCTCATCGACCAGGTCTCCATCGAGCATGGCGACAACGGCGATGAGATCGAGGCTGTCATCTACACGGATGAGCAGCTGGACTTCGTTTCTCACGGCGATGACTTTGAGGACGAGTATGAGGACTTCGACGCGGAGGAGACGGACGACGTCGAGCACGCTGAGGAGGAGCCGGATGCCGATGAGGCTGAGGGCGACGAGGATGACCCGACACTCGGGGAGATCTTCGAAGGGATGACAGAGGAGCAGAAGACGGCGGTTTACGCCATCGTCGGGCAGCTCGTCGATTCCGTAGATGAAGAGGCGGAGGAGTCTGAGACCGAAGAGGCCGAGGACACCGCCCATTCCGACACAACTGAGGATACTATGGCTCACAAGAACGTGTTTGAGGGCTCCGCTACCACCGAGGAGCTCCCCGTCCTGACTCACGCCCAGGTCGAGACCATCTTCGAGGACGCTCGCTCTAGCGGCTCCCTGAAGGAGGCCATCCTGGCCCACGCCGATGCCTACGGCATCAAGCAGATCGAGACCCTGTTCCCGGATGCAAAGGATCTGTGGACTACTCCGGAGTTCATCAAGCGCAAGACCGATTGGATCGACTCCGTTGTTGGTGCTGCCAAGCACTCACCCTTCTCCCGAATTCGCACCCGCTTCGCCGACATTACTGCTGATGAGGCCCGTGCCCGGGGTTACATCACGGGTAATAAGAAGGAAGATGAGGTCTTCACGCTTCTGCAGCGTACCACCTCGCCGACCACCATCTATAAGAAGCAGAGGTTGGATAGGGACGACATCCTGGACATCACTGACTTTGATGTCGTCTCCTGGATCCGCGGTGAGATGAAGATCATGCTTGAGGAGGAGCTCGGTCGGGCCGTCCTCATTGGTGATGGTCGACCTGTCTCCTCCAAGGACAAGATCAAGGAGGACTGCATCCGCCCGATCTACAAGGAGGACAGCCTCTACGCTCCTCGCGTCATCCTGGCGAAGGAGACGTCGGTCGACGACATTCTGGACTCTATTGTTCGGGCCCTGGATGACTACGATGGCGCCGGTAACCCCACATGGTTCGCCGATCCCCGACTCGTCACCGAGATGCTCCTTCTGAAGGACAAGATTGGCCACCGCCAGTTCCGCACCATTGCTGAGCTGGCCGACTACATCGGCGTCTCTAAGATTGTCAAGGTTCCGCTGATGAAGGGTCTGAAGCGCACCTCTACCAAGAATGGTGAGCTCGAGGCTCTGGGTATTATCGTCAATATGTCCGATTACACCATTGGTGCGGACAAGGGTGGCCAGCTCTTCGCGGCTGAGGACTTCGACATCAGCTTCAACCAGTACCATTACCTCCTGGAGACTCGTCTCTCCGGGGCGCTGACGAAGCCCAAGTCGGCTGTTGTCGTCGAGCGCAAGGTTGAGTCTGGTAACGTCGTCGCGGAGCCGTGATAGATGGCCAAATTCTTCGGTGAGATAGGATTTGTAACTCAGGTCCAGACCGAGCCGGGAATTTGGGAAGACAAACCAATCGAGAAGCAGTACTATGGTGATGTGTTTCGTGAAGCACGACGTTATGGTAGCAGCGACGAGATTCTGGGGAGTATCAACCTCAGCAACCAGATCAGCATTATCGCTGATGGGTTCTTAACAGATAATATCCAGAACCTCAAGTACGTTCGCTGGATGGGGGGACTTTGGAAGATCTCCTACGTGGAGCTGAAGTTCCCCCGTCTGGTTCTCGAGTTGACGGGGGTGTATAATGGACCGACGGCTAGCTCTCCATGAGAAGCTGGTCGAGATCCTCGGGTCGGACAAGGTCTATTACCAGCCACTCCCGTCGCTTAAGCTCTCGTATCCGTGCATCGTATACGAGCGGCATCCGGGTGATCCGATGTACGCGGACAACATCAAGTATATCAAAGCGAACCGGTTCCAGGTTACTCTGATTGCCCGGCATCCCGAGGACCCGACACGAATGAAGATCGAGGACCTTTTGTTCAGCCGCCATGAGTCTCGACTCGTAGCGGACAACCTATATCACGACATCTTCGACGTCTACTATTAGGAGATAACATGGCTGCACTTGTCTGGGATAAGACTGGTGAGCGCCGTATTGAGACTGGTGTCGACCACTGTGCACTCTACGTGTACGACCCGGCTCAGAAGATGTACGGCAAGGGCGTTGCTTGGAATGGTATCACTGCCATCTCCGAGAAGCCCGAGGGCGCCGAGGCGACTGACCTCTACGCCGACAACATTCTGTACCTCTCCATGCTCTCGGCCGAGAAGCTGAAGGCCACGATTGAGGCCTTCACCTACCCCGACGAGTTCGAGAAGTGCGACGGCTCCGCCGAGCTCATCAAGGGCGTCAAGATCGGTCAGCAGGACCGACTCGCCTTTGGTCTCGTCTACCGCACCAAGATCGGTGACGATGTGGCAGGTCAGGATAAGGGCTACAAGCTCCATGTCCTGTACGGCTGCAAGGCCTCTCCTTCCGAGAAGGGTTACAAGACCGTCAACGACTCTCCCGAGGCGATCTCCTTCTCCTGGGAGCTGTCCACCACTCCGGTCAACGTGTCCGGAGCGAAGCCCACCTCGCTGCTGACCATCTCGTCTCTGGACGTCGACTCCAGTAAGCTGAAGACCCTCGAGGCCAAGCTGTTCGGTTCCGACGCTCAGGGCGGAGGCGGGGCTCTCGAGCCCAAGCTCCTCCTGCCTGACGAGATCAAGGCGCACTTCGCAGGCTGATATACCACACCGGGGGCTCAGAGACCTAGACTCCTGGGCCCTCGGTGCCTGCAATGCTTATAGTTTCTATCCCGGATCTCGACGGGTTCGACGAGGAGACAGGTACCTTTGTCTCCATGCCTGGCGGAGTCCTGCACCTGGAGCACAACCTGGTCGCGCTGTCAAAATGGGAGTCAATCACCCATAAACACCTCATTGGTAACGATAAAATCACCCCTGAGGAGATGGCGCTCTACATTAAGTGTATGATCACTGATGAAGAATACGACCCGTCGCTCCTGGATAGGATCCCCCCATCCGAGGTTGATCGTATCAGTGCCTATATGGCAGACACGATGACCGCAACCACCATCCGCGAGACGGGTGGAGAGTCTGGATCTGGAGAGTATACGTCCTCCGAACTCATCTATTACTGGATGATTGCTTGCCAGATCCCCTTCGAGTGTGAGACATGGCACATCAACCGACTACTCACACTCATTCGGGTCTGTAATCAAAAGAATCAGCCCGATAAGAAGATGTCCCAGTCCGAGATTATGGAACGGAACCGGGAACTCAACAGAGCCAGGCGAGCGAAGCTTGGCTCGAAGGGATAACAATGATCAGTCACGAAGACATTCCCGAGGAGGCGCTTGCTCCGCAGGCCCACATCGGCACTGATCCTATGGAAGACAAGGACATTCACGTGTCCCAGACTACTGAGGTGATGAAGTGAGCGTCGCAGATCAGGTACTCGCTCGCGCAGCAGCGAGGATTGGTTACTATGCACCAGACGACCCTCAGCCCGGATCTGAAGCTGGACGATACTGGGCAGCTCGAACTGGACAGCAGTGGCTTGCTGGACCATCCACCGATGTGTGGTGGTGCATGCTCTTCGTTAGCATGTGTCTGGACGAGTGCGGGCAGATTGACGCTATTGGAGGATTCTCCTTTAACACTGACTACACCGTCAACAAGGTCCGCCAGCACCCTGACGCTTACTTCGTATCGGTTTACGACGCCCAGCCTGGGGATGTCGTCATCTTCGACTGGGATGGCGGCGGCACGGACCACGTCGGGTTCGTCGAGAAGAACCTCGGAGGCGGCACTCTCCAGACGATCGAGGGAAACACCTCGTCTGGTAGCTATGGTTCGCAGTCTGCTGGAAATGGTGTTTGGCGTCGGGTCCGCAGCGAGTCGATCGCTTATGTGATTCGTCCTGCGTACACCGATTCTCCCAGCAACACTGCTCCCGCTGGCCCTGCTGACATCCGTGCGCTGCAGCGTGCAGTCCGGGCGACCCCCGACAATGTCGCCGGACCGAACACTCGCTCTCGTTGCTACGCTCTTGCCGCGGCTTCCGAGTGGGGCGGGAAGACCTTCCCCTTCGGCGTGGCATTCACGCAGTCCGTGGTCGGCACCGAGCAGGATGGCGTCTGGGGCGAGGCTTCTGAGGAAGCTCACGACGCTACTGTCGAGGCAGTTCAGGCTGCAGTCGGTGCTGAGGTTGATGGCGTCTACGGCGCCGAGACCAATACCAAGGTGAACGCCCTGCTCGACAGGGCCGAACAGCCGTAGGAGGCTCAAAATGGCAGCACCATACTGCACTATTACTGGTACTATCCCTGGTGGCCAGAACGGTAAGGCTACTGTACGTATTACTCCGGACGTTGATGGCGCGACTGCGACTCTCAACGGCACCGAGGTTTCTATGCGAGAGTACCTTGTTGTCTCCGACTCCGCCGGAGCCATCCGAGTTGAGATTCTCGCTCCTGGTAACGGTGTCAATCCTGGAGGAAACTGGACCCATACTGTTGAGATCAAGACTCCCGATGGTGTGACAAAGAAGCACGTCTCCCTCATCCAGGGTGAGACGATCGATATCGTTTCCGCCGCACCGGTTCGGAAGATCGCTCCGGACATCTTCTTTGGACCCGCATCACGACCCCTTCCTCTCCTGTCTGGTGGTAGTGGTGGGAGCGCTGGTCTCTCTACCGTTCTTGGCTCGCTTCCGCTTCAGCCTGGTCGAGTTGTTCCGACGGTTGGTTTCTTCGGGGATTCATGGTCTACTGAGGGTATGATGGGTCCCGGATTCAACCTTCCTGCCGCTGCTTCTCGACTTCTCGGATGTGTTCCGATGGTAAGCGCAGTTGATGGTAGTGGGTTTGCCCACTCTAAGGAGGGGAACCTCGGCTTCGAGGTCGACTCTCGGGTTAACGCGGTATGCGCGTCGTTGCCTAACCTGATTGTCACTGTTGGTTCTCTAAACAGCGACAAGGTTGTAGAGAACGGAGACACGAACGGTTCTAAGATTACAGAGGCGGTTCGGAACTTCGTCACGAAGGTTCGCACTAAGCTACCCAACGTTCCAATCATCATGGTTGGTCCAGAGCCCTCCTCTGTTAGTCGCCTCCAGTCTCGTGACGCCCACATTAACGTTAAGGCCCAAAAGGCCGGCGTCGAGGCTGCTGGTGGTGTCGCCAATGGCGTTGTCTTCATCGACTGGCTTGGTATCGCTGACAAGCAGGCGGTTCCTTTCCGTGAGGGTCGAGAGAATGCCGAGGGTGATGTCGTGGTCTATGGCGGTGTCGCTTATCGAGTGACTAAGGCTTGGACTGCTGGCTCCGGTGAGACCCCGCTCACTCCAGGGGCTCCGACGATTCAGGTTTCTGATGTTCTGTCTGGAACTGGTAACGAGGCTAACAAGCAGAATGACGGGACTCGTGACATTCTGCTGATGTCTGATGACACTCACCCCACTAAGGCTGGATCTACTGCATTCGGTTCGGCGCTGGCTATCCGAATCTCGGAAGGGTACAGGGCAATCGAGGGCTGGGCCCAGTCTAAGGGACCGGTGCTTCCTGCCACTAAGGTAGTGACACCTACGCCTGGACCAGCTCAGCCACCAGTACCTAATCCGGGTGGCACACCGGTTCCTCCCCCGCCTCATCCTAAGCCAGCTGGTCTCCCGATCATGGCCTGGCTTCCTGGAGGATGGGGGACTGAGAACCGAATCGCGTACAGCCTCGACGACATCAAGGCTGTGGCTGCCCTCAAGCCGGATCAGGTTGCACTCCCGATTCAGTCCACAGCTGATGCGAATGACTCTGCAGTAGCTATCCCTCAGAACTATGAGTCAGGCAAGGAGTTCAGTCAGTACGGGCTCGATACGATTCGAAATGCGGGTGTGAATACCGCTGGCATGATCGAGGCGCTGAATACTCTCGAAGCCCAGAACATCGCAGTACTCCCGAACGTTCGAACTGGAAAGGTGGATGCTGGAGCTCAGTGGTACCGTTCTTCCGACGGCAAGATCCTCCCGATCCTATTGAAGCGTACCGGTAAGCTATACTTCGCGATTCACTACCGTGGCCAGAATAAGCTCCGGGAGATCATGAAGACCGACTACGCTGGTCTTAAGCGTGTCTCGGACAACACCGATGGTGCTGCAGACTGGCAGATCTCCGCGGTCAAGGACGCCCAGCTCGGTGTTCTCCCGGCAAGCACTGGAGCAAACGCGTGGTCGGCTGCAAAGTCCGCTTTCCCCGAGGGTGTCTGGGTTCTTGTCGCCAATAAGGACGAGCAAGCCTCGGCAACCGCCGCAGCGAAGGCCGCTGGTGTCACCATTGTCGGCTGGGCCGTGCCCAATGCTGAGGCATTCGCTAAGCTGAAGGCCTGATCTAGGAGAATCATGATTACGATCGAGAGCCAGGGAGACTGGAAACTCACCAGGAATTGGTTTGACAGAATGACGAAGTTAGACCTGGCTCTGATCATGAATCAGTTCGGCAAGGAGGGGGTTTCTGCTCTCAAGGCGGCGACCCCCTCCAGGTCGGGCAAGACAGCGTCTAGCTGGAACTACGAAGTCACAAGAACCGGTAATAACTGGCAGATCACCTGGACAAACTCACACGTAAACAACGGCGTAAACATCGCCGTCATCTTGCAATATGGTCACGGCACTCGTAATGGCGGGTATGTCGTCGGCCGAGACTACATCAACCCCGCTATCAGGCCCGTATTCGACAAGATAGCGAAGAAGGCCTGGAAGGAGGTCACTAAGTAGTGGCTACTATTGACGAGCGGGTAGTCTCGCTCAAGATGAACAACAAGCAGTTCCTTTCTGCGATCAAGGAATCCGCGTCCAGTATGGACCGACTCAAGGAATCCTTGAAGATGCAGGGGGCTGCAGATGGTCTCTCTCGTATTGGAGAGATCGCTAAGAACACCACACTCGGTGATCTGGCCACCAAGGCCCTCGATATCGGCAAGAACATGACCGTCATGCAGGGTCTTGCCGTAACTGCGTTCGGCGGAATCGGTGTTGCGGCACTAAACGCGGGTCGAAGCGTGGTCTCTGGCTTCATCGGAACCATCAAAGATGGCTTTAATGAGTATGAGCTCAAAATGAGAGCAATTCAGACCATTATGGCCAACACAGTCGAGAAGGGAACCACTCTCGGCGAGGTTAAGACCTCTCTGGCCGAGCTGAACACCTATGCCGATAAGACGGTATACAGCTTCAGCGACATGACTCACGCCATTGGTCTGTTCACCGCAGCTGGTGTTGATCTTCAGACATCCGTGGCATCAATTAAGGGTCTGTCTAACCTCGCAGCGGCCTCGGGTTCAACTGCACAGCAGACAGCTACTGCGTACACCCAGCTCTCGCAGGCTATCGCGGCTGGAGCTGTTCACCTTCAGGACTGGAACTCACTAGTCCAGGCCGGTATGGGTGGCGAATCCTTCCGCAACGCTCTTATCGAGACCGCCCGAATGATGGGTACTGGCGTCGATGAGGCTATTGCTAAGGACGGCAACTTCCGAGAATCCCTTAAGGAAGACTGGCTTACTGCCCAGGTCATGACGACCACCCTTACTGCTTTGACGAATGACCTGTCCGAGGCTCAGCTTGTTGAGATGGGTTATTCCGAGGAGCAAGCGCACAAGCTCAAGCAATTTGCTCAGGGAGCATTCGACGCCGCAACCAAGATCCGAACCTTTAGCCAGCTAGTAGACACGACCAAGGAAGCCATCGGCTCCGGATGGGCTGAGACATTTGAGATCCTATTTGGTGACTTCGAAGAGGCATCAGTCCTTTTCACGTCTATCGGCGACTGGCTCGGTGGCGTTATTAAGGCCAGCGCTGACGCGCGAAACGGATTCCTCCAGATGTGGAAAGATCTTGGAGGACGCGCATCCCTTGTTCAGGGCCTGGCCAATATCTTCTGGGCTATAGTTAAGGTACTCGGCCAGATCGGAACCGCCTTCCGACGAGTATTCATGAACGCTAGTGCTGAAGGTCTTGTTCGCATAACCAAGGCGTTTGAGAACTTCACGTCTAAGCTCATTATCACGAACAACTTCGCTGATAAGCTTGAGTGGACATTCACCGGTCTGTTCTCAATCTTCCATATCTTTACAACAATCCTTGGTGAGATTGCTCAGGTTATCTTCACGGTAGCCTCGCATATTGTCAGTGCACTATTCCCAGCATTCACCGGGATCAACTCTGGTGTATTCCAGATCACGAAGGTAATCGGCAAGGCGATCTTCTGGTTTGACCAGTGGTTCACCAAACTCGATCTTGGTGGAAAGCTACTGAAGCTACTTCTACCTCCGATCGATCTTGTCGGTAAGGCGATTAAATGGGTCGTGGATAAGATCCATGACTTCATCATGTGGCTCGACTTCGGCGGAAAGGTCACTAGCGCTGCAAACGGAATGAAGAGTCTAGCGTCGAAGTTCGGGCTCATCAAGGATGCTCTGAAGAACTCCGTGGTCGGCGAGTCATTCCTCACTGCGTTCGAGACTGTACAAGACACTCTCGATAAGGTCAAGAACAACCTTAAAGAGTTCGGTAATAGTGTAGGCGATAAGCTGAAGGCTAAGCTTACTGCCGGTAGGTCGGCTCTATCCGAGTACTTCAAGGGTTTCGATCTCAGTGGCATGACATCTACCGAGGCGATCGTTGCTAAGCTCGGGACCAAGTTCGACGAACTCGGCAATAAACTCAAGATCGATGAGAAGGTCCAGTGGCTCAAAGAGAAACTCATTGAGCTGCGAGATGCCCTTGTCGATACGTGGAACACGGTTCAAAATAGTGCCGTTTGGGATAAGCTGGGTAAGGCATTCTCTGACGTCGGTGGTAAGGTTAAGGAAGTAGCGGTCTCATTCCGTGACTGGGTTAATGGTCACGGTGAGGTCAAGGCTAAGGCTAAGGAGGCAGCCGGTGCCGTATCTGAGGTTGGTACTGCCGCAGCCCAGGCTGCCAAGGAAACTGGTCAGGCGGCCAAAGAGAACTTCCTCAAGAAGTGGTTCGAGGACATCAAACAGGTTGCTCGAGCAGTTCACCTCCCGGAACTCTTCGATACTATCAAGCAGAAGTTCGTCGAGTTCAAGGACTTCGTGGTAAACACCTTCGCTCCCAAGGTGAAGGAAGGTGCTAAGAATGCATTCGGCTCTATCGGTACCGCGATGAGTCAGGCAAACTCCAACCTCAAGTCCTATGACATGGGCAAGATCCTTGTCGGGGCTATTGGCGGTGGAGTTCTCATCGCCTTCACTCGATGGATCAACTCCTTCAAGGAGAACTTCGACAAGATCGGAAACGTCGCTGACAAACTCGGCAATGTATTTGATAAGCTCGGCGGAGTCCTCGAGGCATTCGAGCAGAAGGTTAAAGCCAAGGCCCTTCTGACGATTGCAATTGCTCTCGGTGTTCTTGCCGGGGCGCTGATCCTGATGTCTCTGGTCCCGGCCCCGAAGCTTCTCGTCACCCTGGCTGTCCTGAAGTATCTCTTCAAGATGATGGACGACATGCTTGAGTCCATGACGAAGATGGTCGCGTTCAAGAACGACAGTGTTCGTATTGTGGCTATGCTCATCGCTATGGGTGCAGCCATGATCCTGATGGCAACTGCGGTTCGGATCCTTGCGGGGATGGACCTCAAGGGTGCTGTGGTTGGCATGGTCGCCATGAAGGTTCTTATGGAAACTCTCCAGACCTTCATGACTAAGATGGCTGCCACCAAGGGGGTCGAGAAGGGCGCTGGAATCCTTCTTGCTCTTGCTGCATCCTGTGTCATTCTGTCTCTAGCAGTATACACTCTTGGGTCCATGGATACCGGCAAGGCTATCCAGGGGGTCGTAACCCTCGCTGCAGTTGTAGCAATCCTGTCTGGGTTCATGATGGTCGTTAGTAAAGACCCCTTCATGGGTAAGGGCGCTGCGATTCTTCTATCGCTGGCTGTCTCTTGCAACATCCTTGTGGCGGCTATCTGGATGCTTGGGACGATGGATACCGGCAAGCTTCTCCAGGGCGTAATTGCTCTTGGCGTTGTCATTGCCGAGCTGTCGATTGCAATGGCAATTGCAGGCAGAGCTAATGCTCGTGGAGCAGCCGCCATCATTGCTATGTCGGCGGCAGTTATTGTCTTGACTGGTGCGGTGGCTATCCTTGGTAACATGGACATCGAGACCCTTGCTAAGGGACTCATTGCTCTGGCGGCAGGTCTGGCGATTCTGGCCATTTCGATGGCAGCTGCCGACGCCTTCAAAGAAGGTGGAATTGCTCTAGGGATCGCCTCGATCGCATTCCTGGCTCTGGCCTCCGCGATGAAGACCCTATCCGGGATCACGTGGACTCAGCTGGCAATTGGTTTGATCGCTCTTGCTGGTGGTATGCTGATCCTGGTTGCTGCGGCAGCTGGTGCACAGTACTTCGCGGTAGGTATGATCATCCTTACTGCTGCACTACTTGCACTAGGACTAGCTCTACTCCCAATCTCGATTGGTATGGCGGCCTTTGCTGCGGTATTGGGTATCTGTGCCACAACAGGCGCAGCGGCATTCCTAGTCCTCACCGAGGGACTAAAGCAGCTTGCGGCTATTCTACCCCAGGTAGCCATTGACTTCGCTAATGCCATTGCCAACTTCATTATCACCTTGGGAGCTAAGGCCCCGGAGCTTGCTGTGGCTATGGCGGCATTGCTCGGGGCGATCATCTATGCCATCAATGTCAACATCCCGGGTATTGTGGCTTCGTTGTTCATCCTGATTCAGGCGATGCTCACCGAGCTGGCTAACCACGCCTACGAGTTCGGCGAGAAGGGCGCCACCATTCTGGCAAACTTCCTGAATGGCATCGCTGACAACATCGGTAAGGTGATTGATGCTGCTACGAATGTTATCCTTAATTTCCTTGACGGAATTGCTCGGAACGGGCCTAAGATCATCGACAAGGGTATGTGGACAGTCCTCAAGCTCCTTGAGGGTGTTCGAGATGCCATCAACAAGTACGCTTACCGGTTCAACAAGGTCGGTAGAGAGATTGCTTGGGCTATTGTCGATGGTATGACTGGCGGTCTTGCGTCCAAGGCATGGAGCTTTGGCGAGTCCATGGTCTCCTTCGCCAAGAAGGGCTACAACAAGGTCAAGGACTTCTTCGGCATCCACTCTCCTTCTCGACTGATGAAGGAACTTGGTGGATACGTCGGAGAGGGTTTCGCAATCGGTGTCGAGAACACCGGAGAGCGTGTCGCTGAGGCGGGAGAGAACATTTCTAACGCTGCATACGACGCAATGGCTAAGGCTATCGGTGGCGTTAACGAGCTCCTTGAGGATGACCCATCCTTCAAGCCCGAAATCAAGCCCATCCTGGATCTCACTGAGATGCAGAAGCAGGCTAAGGGAATCAACAACTTCCTTCCCGCCATCGGAGTCACGGCTCAGGCTGCTAACGCGGCTCGGCCTCCCGCTCCGATCGCAGTTGACAATTCTGACAAGAATAGTCAAAATGGTGTTACGAACATCACATTCAACCAGACCAACAACTCGCCTGAGGCGCTGGATGCGGCGACTATCTATCGCCAGACCCACACTCAGCTTGCTATGGCAAAGGACAAGTTGACACTATGATCTCAGAGATCTCGTCCACGACCAAGTCGGGGGATCGACTTGCAATCGATATCACAGACCCCTACTCGTCGGGGGTCGCGATCAAGGAGATTACTGGTCTGGGGCCAGTAAAGGCAGACATCAGCACTGACCGATATGCCTTGCTGGACGGAGCGTTCCTCAAGGGGGTCAGGGTTGGTGCTCGTACTGTGGTGCTGACTCTGATCCCCTGGGGGACCGACATTCAGGAACTCCGACTCAAGTGTTACTCCTACTTCGGAGTCGGAGAGACCATCACTCTCGGTGTGACTACCGACTGGCTTAACGTGCACTCCGACTTCATCGTCGAGTCCGTCGAGCCGAACATCTTCTCTGAGCGGCAGGAGATCCAGGTCTCCCTTCTCGGACTGGACCCATATTGGAAGTCCTCCGCTACTCAGATTCAGAAGGTCGTTGGTTTCAACGACAACACGCCCTCCTTCGAGTTCCCGTTCTTCTCCGAGCCGAACCACAAGCTCAAGTTCGGTGACATGACCAACTCTTCTGGTAAGGACATCCGGTACCTTGGTGACTACCCGGCTGGCGCAACTATCACAGTCGAGTTCTCCGGAACCGTGAGTAACCTTATCGTCTCGAACGTGACCTACAACGAGACTATGTCCATCTCTCGAGCTGGAAACTTCTACCAAGGCGAGAGTATCGTAATCGACACTCGACCCGGCAAGAAGTCTATCACTCACCAGGCTCGAGGTAGGAAGTCCTTCATTACGGGTGTTCTGGCTCCGGGGAGTACCTGGATTCAGATGCACCCAGGCATCAACACGATCGCCCTGCAGTATGCTGGGGGCGTTGACGACGTTAGCGTCTCTATGGAATACGACACTCTCTACAGGGGGATTTGATGCAGCTGTTCTTCGCGTTCCTCCATAACTACGAAACTCTTATCGAGGTTCCGAACAATTTTTACTCGCTGAACTGGACTGAGCGCGCCTACGACTACGGTCAGTTCGAGCTTCAGCTCTACTCGGATCAGCCGGGGTATGAGTACAGTCTTGGAAATCTGTTTATCCGAGACGACACGGATACCGTTATGGTCATTGAGACCGCTACGGTGAAGCAGGAGGATGACGGTGTCTACCTCCACAAGTACACTGGGCGATCTCTCGAGTCGATGATGGAATGGCGAATCCTTCCTCACCGACGATGGATCGAGCCGGATGCCAATGGCCAGTTCAATGCACAGGCTATGGCCGAGGACATCGCTCACTCTAATCTTGGTAAGGATGCAAAGCCTGAGCGTAGGATCGATAACTTCAACTTCCACAGAAATACCCGTGTGTCTCAGATGGCCTACATCAACGACACCGGACAGAAGATCCAGGATGGTAAGTGGGTTATCTATGACCGGGCGCCTATTGCCGACATGTTCAAGAATGTCATCTCGGCATGTAAGCCTAATGGGTACTCGCTCTTCTACAAGATCAAGCTTGAGAATGGTGGAATCCACTGCTACATTACCGCGCCTAGGTTGATCAATACAATTACCCTGGCACAGGAGAACGACAACTTCTCGGACTTCGAGTCTGTGGACTCTATCGTCGACAAGAAGAGTACGATCTACGAGATTTGGGACTCTGGCGACGTTGATATGGAATGGGTCGCCGACGGTAGCACCCACACCAGACCGCACACGCTACGCTCAGAGAACCCGATCACTCGTCGAGAGGTCTTGTGGGACAATACCCAGGTCCACAAGCCATATTCGGTCAAGGATTGGAAGGCGCTTACGCCCCTTCAGAAGAAGCATATCTCCTCTCTGACCGAGGTGTGGTATCCATTCTGGGTTCTGGATGCCATGTTCCCGAAGTATACACCGCTGAAGATGATCTCGGGTAAGATCAACAACTTCTCGAACGTCCAGTATCGTGATGGCTTCGACGTAGGCGATATTTTCTACTACGTCCCATCCGGAAGCAACCCAGTACCTATCGAGTGCCAGCTTACCGAGATGACTGAGTCCTGGTCGGCCGACGGGTTCTCTCAGGTTCCTTCCATCTCCATGTCGTCTCGTACCAAGTGGAATGGTGACGGCTTCCGTATCGACTTCACTCGCAATGGACCCGGTGAGGTCATCGTTCCTCGAGAAAGGGATTAGCATATGGCCATTACTAGTGGTTTCTACAACTCCGTGAATGGTGACCGGACATACGACGCCGACCAGTTCGGTTCGCTGTTTGACGGAATTATTGCCCCTGGGGTATTTCCGAACGTTGGGGACAAGTTCCGCGTTCGACCCACCAACAACGGAATGTCCGTCTATGTCGGCTCTGGCAAGGCCTGGCTGAACAACCGATGGGTTGAGAACTCTGGCGACGAGACAGTTACTCTGACCGGATCTCACGCAACGCTTGACCGTATCGACCTCGTATGCGTCGAGGTTGACCGATCCAAGGCTATCCGTGGCGCGAAGATCAAGGTGGTCCAGGGTACTCCTGCGGTTACGCCTACGGTTCCCTCGGTGGACGACAATGGCGATCGAAAGACCTTCGCTCTGGCGCAGATCAAGATCATCAAGAACTCTCGACAGATCACGGCCGAGAACATCATCAGCCTCGTGGGTAGTGCCCGTACTCCTTACGTTAGCGGGCCTCTGCAGAATATCAACCTGGATGCTCTCCAGGCCAAGTTGCAGGGCGAGTTCAACACGTGGTTTGAGTCAGTTCGAGATGCCCTGGCTAACGCTGGCGGAAACACTTCGACTGATGTCGCTAACCTCAAGGTGAGTGACCGGAACCAGAACGAGCGACTCCAGGCTGTTGAGGGTCGTATCGCCGGTACCGAGCTCAATATCACCAAGATCAACGAGAAGTTCAGCAACTCGGGCTCTGTCTATGGGATGCTGAATGACTCGAACGTTGGCGTGCACAACTCCATCTATCGAGGCGCCTCGCTGGGTAGCAACGTCACTCCATATCTCCAGGCGATTCGAAGCGGATCCTTCTCTGGGCTCTATCTCGGGGACTACTGGACCTATTCGGGTATCACCTGGCGTATCGTGGCGTTCAACTACTTCATCAATATCGGTGAGCCCCCGTTCCGACAGAACCATATCGTGGTCGTTCCGGACGCATCTCTCTTCCGAGACGCATGGTCAACCACGATCCCGGACCAGCGCTCGTATGTGGACTCGACTCTGAACCAGTCTACCATGACGAAGGCTAGCCGCATGGCTGAGTCTCTCTTCAACCGATCGAATATGGTCGGTGTCTGGACTCGAGTGGCTACCGGGTATGACGGGAATGGCGCAGTCAGGGACTGGCGCTGGTACAACCCGCACATTAACATCATGGATGAGGCAATGCTCTGGGGTTCATCGATCTTCGACGACTCACTGTCCCGGGGTATCCACCACAACCAGTTCCCCGCCTTCCGGCTCAACCCCGCCCTTGTTAACATCGAGGAGGAGTACTGGCTTCGTGAGCGTGCTTCGGCTCAGACTGCGGTCTACATGAAGTCCACTGGTCAGTTCTCCCACGCCCCGCTGAACTACTCCTTCGGGGTCCGTCCCTATCTAGCGATCGGTTAACATGCAGCACTTCGGATTCAACCCCCTTACCGACATTGTCCTCGCGATATTTCTGTCGGTTCTGGGATCTTCCGGAATGTGGGCTTGGATCATGAAGCGCAGTGAGCGGAAGTCCGCCACGTCAAGGCTTCTGCTCGGAATGGCCCATGACCGGATTGTATATGTCGGGAAGACATATCTTCATCGAGGATTTCTGACCCTCGACGAGTATGAGGACTTCATGAAGTATCTCGTAGAGCCATATTCCGAGTTCGGGGGGAATGGGCTTGCTGAGAAGATAGTGAATGAGGTCAAGAATCTTCCCGTCGTCCCCACCCCTAGACCCCCGGCGAAGAGGAAAACCAATGGCTAAGCACCTTCAGGAGAGCAAGTTGAACAACAAGTCCTACGACATCCTCAAGTGGGTTGCGCTGGTCGCCCTTCCGGCTACCTCTGCGCTCTACCTCACGCTGGCGGCTCTGTGGCACCTTCCTCACCCGACTGAGGTTGCAGGCACTATCGCCGCGATCGACACCTTCCTGGGTGTGCTTCTCGGTGTGAGCTCCACCAAGTACCAGGGTACCCAGCCCTCCGGAGCCCTCCATGTGTCTGAGGACCAGGGGATCCACGCCACTTTCGACCAGGGCGTCGCTGAGATGCTCCGGAATGGGAAGGTGACGCTGGACGTCAAGCAGGTCTAAGCGAGAAAAACCTGCGGTATAATGAAACCCTAGAAAGGAGCCCATCCATGAAGAAAACTGACCCCATTCAGCAGACGATTGAAGCTGCTCTGAAGGAGGCCGAGCTTCACGATCCCTCTAGTGAGGACTACACCACAATTGCTCGAAACGTCGAGACTCTTGCAAAAGCCAAAGCCCTTGGCGAGAGCAAGAAGCTCAGCAAAGACGCAATTCTCGGTGCAGTCACCTCCATGGCAGGAATCGTAGCCGTCCTCCAGTACGAGCGACTTGCAGTCGTCAGCTCGAAGGCGTTTGGTTTGATCATGAAGGTTAAACCCTTCTGAGATTCGTCAGGCCCCCTGTGCTATATGCATGGGGGGCTTGGCTTATCTTTTTTTTTCGCGTAAAAAACGGGCTCTATATTGAAACCCGTCATAGAAAGGAAACTCTCATGAACCTCTCTCCCGCCGCTGCACAGGCCGCCCTCGACTACGCCGAGGAGCTTGCTGCTACCGGACTGAGCTCTGAGCAGTACGACCACTACTACCTCTGACACAGTACTAGATCCCGCCATGGGATCTAGGCTTATCTTTTTTTTGCATAATCACGCCAGTCACAGGAGTCGCAGGAATAACACACCGTATATTGAAGACCCTTAGAAAGGAACCACAATGACCACCTTCCTCGCTCTTGTCATCGCCCCCTTCGTCGTTATCGGCACCCTGCTGATTGTCGCCGAGATGTTTGGCAAGAAGAAGACCTGGAACTTCTGATCCTACCACATTTCAGCCAAAGATCCCACCATGGGATCTAGGCTTATCTTTTTTTTTTCGCAGTATAAACCTGCCCTATATTGAAGACCCTACTCTGAAAGGAACCACAATGACCTGGACCGTCTACGCACTCATCGTTGCTATTCTCGTCCTTGGCCTGCTTCTCGGTTCTGCTTGGAATAGTCTGTACGTTGCTAACCACAAGCTCGACAGGCTGTCTGAGAAGAACTACAAGCTCCAAGAGCAGATCGCAAACGACAATCGCGTTATTCGATCGCTTCAGGACGTTCGTGACAAGCTCACGAAAGAGAACTGGAAGCTTCACGACCAGTTGAAGAACTGAACCTTATACCCCATTAACTTGGGGTATAGGCTTTACGCGAGAGAATCTTTGTCTATATTGAAGATCCTACGAAAGGAAAGACCATGCTCTACATCGCTCTTTGCATTGTTACCATTCTCACCATCTTCTTCGCTGTTTCTCACGAAGAGCAGAAGTACACCGCCTACACCCTCCAGGCTCGTGTGTGGAAGCTCGAGAACGAGAACGCGAAGTTGCGTGCTGAGACAATGACTGACGATGAATGGAACGCGATGGTGGAAAAGGCTCTTGCTAATATCCACTGATCATTCACCTATATCCCTAACCTGGGATATAGGCTTTCCGCGAGAAAAACCATCCCTTATATGAGACCCCTCTATTTGAAAGGACCCCACTCATGACTGAGACCAACGACACCCCCGTTGAGACCAACGAGAAGATCGTCGAGTTCAAGTTCAACAAGGACGCTGTCCTGCCCGCTATCAAGCGCAACTCCAAGAAGTTGATTGCTGGCGCCGCTGTATTCGCAGCCGGTACCGCACTCACACTCATGGCGTTCCGCTCGGTTCCGGACACGGATGAGCCCGAAGAGCTTGAGCACGATAACCTCGATGAGATCGACGAGATCGAAGCCTCTGAAGAGACCGACTGAGACCTCATCCTATATCCCGACCTGGGATATAGGCTTTTCTAAGGAGTGCATATGAAGTATCTACTCGACGCTATATTCCTCACTATCTCCGCTTGTCTATGCTGGGTCGTGTGGGACGCAACTCAGGGTAATATTCTCTCGCAGCGAGTATTCCCTACCGTGGCTATAGGTGGAGTTCTGATTCTTGCAGATATTTATCTCCACACTCTCGTCGACGACTAACCCGCGAGAAAAACTGGTCCTATATTGAAACCCCTCCGTTTGAAAGGACCACATCATGACCCGCCTTGCCGTTTCGATCATCAAGACCGTGACCTTCATCCTCGGAATTGTTCTCGCTTCCTGCTTTATTGGCAGGGGTGCGAACTCCCGGATGAAGCACGTTGTTGGTGTTCAGCAGCGCTTCATCGCGCGCCGTGATCGTAAGATCAACCGCTGGTAATTCAGCACTATACCCCGACTTGGGGTATAGGCTTTTCCTCGAGAAAGGAGCACACATGTTCGAGGAACCACCGATCTACTACATCCTCATCAGTCTCATCTTCCTGATCGTCTTCGGCGCCGTTGCCTTTGCAACATGGCTCGTATGGCTCACGCCCGTCTCATTCATGGCTAAGCTCGTCATGACGGCGATCGGGTTCCTTCTATGTGCAATCACAGTCATCCTTTACACGATCTCGGCGGAGTGATATGTTAGTCGTACTTCTCGGTCCAAGTTGTTCAGGCAAGTCCACGTTCCAGAAGGAGTTGGTTGAGAATGAGGGGTACCATGCAGTCCGCACTGCAACAACCCGACCTAAGCGTGTGGGAGAGGATATTTCTTCCTACTACTTCCTCAAAGATCAAAGCTTTGCTGAATGGGAAGTACGGGGCGACCTCCTTTGCGTCGAGACCTTCCGAAGCTGGCGCTACGGGGTACCACGTGACGAGATTACCCGGAGGGGAGACCGCCCTAATCGAGTTGTCATCCTCACACCCGGAGGTGTCATGGAGCTCCTATCACGACACACAGAAGTCATCACCGCCGATGCGTTGTCCATCCTATACCTCGGGGTGGACGGGGCTACGGGGGAATCTCGCGCTTGCAAGAGAGGAGATTCTCGACGAGAGTACCTTAGACGCATGGCGGCGGACTCTATCGATTTTCGGCACTTCCCTCGGGAGAATGGCGTCTGGGAGTTCACCCCAGATTTTATCCTGGATTGTATCAACAATCCGCAGAACCACAAATTGAAGCCTCGTCTTAAGCGAGTTGAAAGGAAGCACAAGTGAGCATCATCTGGTACACACTCTATATTCTAGGAGCCTTGACCACTTTCTGTGCATGGGTTCAGATCATGGCCCTGATCGGGACATATCTAAAGGCCCGGAGAGAGCGCATTGAGGGCACATATTCAGGAATGACTCGTAAGGATATCGAGTCTCTGATTCGGATGGAGATCCGTGCTTACCACGAGCAGGAGGAAAAGTGATCAATGCGAACAGTTGTACGCAATTTATCAAGGCAAACGCGCCAGCGATTCTCACGGCTTCCGCGTGCATTGGGACCGTCGCTACGGCCATCCTCACGGCGAAGTCTACAACGCTCGCGATTGAACGGATCGCCGATTATTGTGAGGATAACCTCCGGTCGCCGGAGGACCTCACCTGGCGGGAGAAGTTCGCAATATCTTATCGGGTGTACATTCCCCCGGCCATCACAGGGGTTGCAACTCTGGTATCGATTGTCGCGGCAAACCGTATCCAGTATGCTCGTGGAGCGGCGTTTGCGTTGGCCTACTCGGGTTCAGAAGCGGCGTTTAGACGATATCGAGACGCGGTGGCGGACGTGGTTAAGCCGAAGGACCTGGAGAAGGTTAAGGCCCGCGTTGCAGAGAAATCGCTTTCGGAGGCTGGCAGACCTGTGTCCGGATCCGTTCTGGTCGCTTCCTCCGGAGACGTCCTCTGCTATGATGTATTCTCGGGACGATATTTCAAGTCCGACATTGAAACAATTCGTCGAGTCGAGAACAACATTAATGGGCAGCTCAACCTTGAGTGCTACGCTTCCCTCAACGAGTTCTACAACGGACTTGGACTTCCGCCCATTGCAGCCGGTGAACTGGTTGGATGGTCAGAACCGAACTCCCTCTCCGTCGAGTTTGGTTCTCAGCTCACTGAGAAGGGTGAGCCAGTCCTTACGGTCGACTTTCTAGTCGCCCCCAAGGAAAACTACTTCAAGATCAACTGAAAGGAAACCATCTATGTTCTCTCACATCATCCGCGTCCGTGGTATCTTCGACGACGAGCCCACTACCAAGAAGCTCTACTTCCACATGTCTCGCCGTGAGATGTTCGACTTCATCAAGCGGTATGATAATGTGACCAACTTCGAGAAGTGGCTCCAGGCCGCCATCGACAACGAGGACCTGTACACCATGATGAAGTTCTTCGACGACCTCATCGGTACCTCGTATGGTGAGCGCCAGGGTGAGCGCTTCGTCAAGTCCGAGCAGATTAAGGAGTCTTTCCTCAACTCTCCGGAGTACGAGGAGCTCTTCGACCAGCTCATGGACAACCCGTCTCTCGTCCGGGAGTTCTACAACGGCATCCTTCCTGAGAAGATCATGAAGCAGGTTCAGCAGGATCCCAAGTACAAGGAGCTCGACGACAAGCTCAAGGAGACGGAGCTCAAGAACCTCTGATTCATATTTGGGGGCCCTGGAGAAATCTGGGGCCCCCACCTCTTTAGAAAGGGGCCACCTTGGCTAACGCACCAATCCGTCCGAACCTCCCGTCCAACAGCAAGCTCCCAGAGCGCAAGAAGGTTGAGCAGGTCACTACTGCCACCGTCACCAAGAAGTCTAGCTTCGGGACGAAGGCGATTTCAGCTTTCGTCGGAGAGGATATCCACAATGTCGGCGAGTATCTACTCTACGATGTTACTATCCCTGCTATCAAGAACACACTCTCGGATCTGGTCAGTCAGGGCATCGAACGTCTCCTCTTCGGAGAGTCTTCTCCTCGAGCTCGCAGCTCGTCCGGGGGGTCCCGTGTCTCATACGGATCATATTCTCGACCAGGCTCAGCACCAGGCAATCGCCGAGACGCTTCTCCTCGTTCACGTCGATACCATGATTTCTCAGAGATCGAGCTCGAGTCCAGAGATGAAGCTTATCTCGTTATCGACCGACTTGGCGACATCATCGAGGAGTACGGTCTTGCCACCGTCGCCGATCTCTACGATCTCTGCGGTATCACTACCGAATACACTGACGAGAACTGGGGCTGGACTTCGGCCCGGTACATGTCGGTGATCCGTAGCCGTCGTGGCTACATGCTTCAGCTCCCGAAGCCTGACCACATCAATGCACGATGAATCCTCAGCAAGTGCGGCTTGAGCTTATCGCCGCCTACCCATTCTCAGACAAGTGGCGTCGCCGTGTTGAACGCATGGAAGACGACCAGGCAATCGCTATCTATCTTCGACTCAAGGAAGCAGGACGTATCAAATGAATCTCGGAATTGTTACCCGTCTAGCTGGACGCGCTGGACTGATTCTCAGCAAGCACGCCCCCACCATTCTGACCGCCGCTGGTACTGTTGGCTTTATCGGAACCACGGTTCTCGCCTCCAAGGCCACACTCAAGGTTGAGGAGACTCTGGCTGAGGAGACTGCGCTTCTCGTCAAGGTCCACGAGGCCCACGAGGACGGTAAGCTCTCCGACAAGGACGCCACTCGTGACAAGGTCATCCTCTACACCCGAATGACCACCAAGCTGGCGAAGCTTTATGCCCCAGCCCTTATTCTCGGTGCCGCCTCAATCGCCTCTCTGGTGACTGGGCACGGCATCATGCTTAAGCGTAACGCCTCTCTGGCTGCAGCGTACGCTGCCGTCGATCAGGCCTTCAAGACCTACAAGAAGAAGGTCGAGGCTAAGTTCGGTAAGGATGCGGTGCTCGACGCTCTTGTCTCCAACACCGAGCAGGAGATCGCCGATAACGCTCTCACTCTTGAGGCGGTTGCTGCTGTCGACAAGGTTTCCCCTTATGGGGTTATTTTCGACGAGGACAACCACAACTGGTCTGCTGATGAGGATCTTGCCCGTCTACACCTTACTTGCCAGCAGCAGTACGCGAATGACATCTTGCAGTCTCGTGGTCACATCTTCCTCAATGAGGTGTACAAGATGTTGGGCTTTCCCCACACTCCCGCCGGTGCTGTTACCGGCTGGGTCAAGGGGAATGGCGATGGCTTCGTCGACTTCAATATCTTCGATGGTATCTTCGAGGGCGAGGACAAGAACGGTCGTACTGTCACCAAGTGGGCGCTGGACTTCAACGTCGACGGCGTGATGTACGACAAGATCTGAGGTGCCATGTTTGAGAAGATCGCATATTTCGCAGCCGGAGCTGTCACTGGCGGCCTTGGCGTATATTTCATTCTTGCTCACAAGTTTGAGCAGGACTTCCAAGAAGCAACAATCGAGATCAACAAGGAGCTTGCAGAAATTGCTGAAGCGAAGCACAAAGAGCGAGTGGGAGATGACCCTGATCCAGAGGATCGCGAACCCGATTCTGAGCCGGTGGTACCGAGCACTGTTGTGGACTACTCTCCGACTCCTGTGGAAGATTCCGACCAGGAAGGGGTAACTAAGCGCACTGTCAACCGCCAGCAGTTCGAGGCCCAGCGTATTACCGAGGAGGAGTACCGGGCCAAGGGACACCAGGAGCATGTCGAGCTGACATATTATCTCGAGGATGATGTGTTTGCTGACAACCGTGGTGTCCCTCTTGCGAACACTGAGTGGTTCGACAACATCATCTCAGAGGTGTCTGCCTCTGACTCCATCATCTACGTCCGAAGCATGAGCCGCCACGCGGACTTCGAGATCACCATTCTCGACGAATCCTATGAGCACTCGGTTCTCGGAGTACAGCCGTATGAGGATGAGTAATGATCGAGGCAGCACCGGATAACTCATATTTTGAGTGGCTTGTGGATCGAACCGGGGATACTCGCAAGGCTGAGTGCCCCGAGGAATCCTTCATGAGCCTGCTCGAGATCATGCACCAGACGCCGTTCCGGGTGATCGTCGCGAACGACATCAACCGTGCACAGGATGGTATTGACCTGCGTAGGGCGTTCATTCGAGAGAACAACGACGTATCCTACGTATGGCTTAACGAGCAGTCTTGCTCTATGCTCGAGATGTTCATCGCTTTGGCCGAGCGTATGGACATGATGCTCGAGGATGACGATACCCCATATTCTCTGGAATGGTACTTCTGGGAGATGGTGAAGAACTGTGGCCTCTACGACTACAATGACGAGGCCCTGTTCAACCCCCGCCACGAGGAGGAAGTCGACTCCATCCTTGAACGGATCAACTCGCGGGACTACACCAAGATGGGACACGGATCTATGTTCCCTCTTCGTGCGATCCCGCTTCATGGCGCACGTGATATGCGGAAGGCTGAGCTCTGGGCCCAGATGAACGCCTACGCAAACGAGAACTATATGTAAGGAGCCTCATGGATTTCTACCGAATCTGCGAGCGTACCACAAAGAGTGGAAAGGTGGAAATCTACCCTGAGTTCCTCGTCGGTAGGTCGAGGGATATTCTCATTCAGGGACGAGACTTCCAGGCAATCTGGGATGAGGAGAAGGGGCTCTGGTCTACAGACGAGTTTGACGTCGCTACGTTTGTAGACCGGTCCCTCTTCGAACACCAGAAGAACCACAAGGGTCAGATCGAGACCGTTGTGAAAACTATGTCCAACTACAATACTGGACTATGGACCAGCTTCCAGACTTGGAAGTCCAGGCTCCCTGATAACGGGCAGGAGCTTAACAGTAAGCTTATATTTGCGGACAGTACTCCTAGAAAGGAAGACTATGCAACCGCAAGACTCCCGTACTCCCTCGAGGAGGGTTCGCCGGACGCTTGGGGAACTCTCATTGGAACTCTATATGATGAGGATGCTCGACGAAAGCTCGAGTGGCTCATCGGTTCCATTGTGGCTGGAGACTCTAAGAGGATTCAGAAGTTTGCCGTCTTGTATGGTCCCCCGGGATCTGGTAAGTCGACGGTCCTCAACATTCTGGAACTTCTATTCCAGGGATACACAACTACCTTTGATGCGGGAGCGCTTGGATCCAAGTCAGACCAGTTCGCAACCAGTACACTCGGTAAGAGTTCGCTCGTGGCCATCGATCAAGACGGTGACCTCTCAAGAATCGAGACCAACGGTCTACTCAATAGTGTGGTCGCACATGAGACGATTCTCATCAATGAGAAGGGTGTGAAGCGTTATCCCAAGCGGATCAACGCCCTCCTATTCATCGGTACCAACAAGCCTGTCCAGATTACGGACTCGAAGTCTGGTATTATTCGTCGACTGATTGATATCTCCCCTACCGGACAAACTGTGGGGGCTGACGAATATCAGACATTGATGACACAGATCCGTGACGAGCTGGGAAAGATTGCGAATCATTGTCTTGGGGTTTATAGGAGTCTTGGTAAGCACTACTACGACGCCTATAAGCCCCAGGATATGATGATGAAGACTAACGTAATCTACAACTTTGTTGAGGAGAACTACCTCCTCTTCAAGGAAGAGGAATTCGTTAGTCTCACCATGGCGTACAAGCTGTATAAGGAGTACTGTAGTGAGAGTAATATCCCGTACCCGGCAAGTCGACACAAGTTCCGGGAAGAGCTCAAGGATTACTTCAATCACTTCGATGAGCGACGACAGCTTGGGGGTGATCGACTACGCAATGTCTATTCCGGCTTCCGGTATTACCTATTGGATCCTGCCAAACTCGAAGCTGCTCCAGAGAAGCCATATTCACTCGACCTGGATTGCTCCGAATCCATTCTCGACGATAGCCTCTCTGATTGCCCGGCACAGCAAGCCGGACCTTCTGGCACTCCGCAGTTCCGATGGGCGAACGTTCATACCACTCTAAAGGACATCGACACTCATGAGGTCCACTATGTCAAAGTCCCCGAGAACCACATCGTCATCGACTTTGATATCAAGAAGGACGGTAGGAAGGACCTTAATCGAAACCTACAGGCCGCCTCGGAATGGCCCCCTACCTACGCCGAGACCAGTCAAGGTGGTAATGGAGTTCACCTCCACTACATCTACGACGGAGACCCTTCCGAACTGGCGAGGCTCTACGACGAAGATATTGAGATCAAGGTCTTCACGGGTGATTCCTCTCTGAGGAGAAAAGTCACTCACTGTAACAATATCCCGGTGGCTCATATTTCAGAGGGGCTACCGTTTAAGGAGAAGAAAGTGATCAACAAGACCACCATGGCCAACGAGAAGAAGGTAAGGGAGCTTATTGAGCGCAACCTTCGGAAGGAGATCCACCCCTCGACCAAGCCCTCGATCGACTTCATCGCCAAGATCCTCCGTGACGCAAAGGAACAGGGGATGGTCTATGACGTCAAGGATCTGAAGCCTCGTGTGTTGGCGTTCGCCATGAACTCGACGCATCAGGCTGAGGCGGCAATTAAGACTGTGATGGAGATGCCGTTCACCAACGAGGATCCCGAGGAGAAGTCCGTGGGGTTCCCGACTGGTGAGCTGGTCTTCTTCGACTGCGAGGTATTCCCGAACCTGTTTCTCGTGAACTGGAAGGTGAGGGGTAATCCGACGGTACATCGGATGATTAACCCCACCCCCGAGGAGATCGAGGCCCTCTGTGAGATGCGACTTGTCGGCTTCAACTGCCGTAAGTACGACAACCATATTCTCTATGCTCGTACTCTGGGATTCACTAACGCCAAGCTGTATGACTTGAGCAAGCGGATCATCGAGAACAGCGTCACTGCGGGTTTCGTCGAGGCATACAACCTGTCCTACACCGATGTGTACGACTTCGCAGCCACCAAGATGTCCCTCAAGAAGTGGGAGATTGAGCTAGGGCTGCACCACCAGGAGCTCGGTATCCCTTGGGACGAGAACGTTCCCGAGGAGCGCTGGGAAGAGGTGGCGGAGTACTGTGATAACGACGTTATCGCGACTGAGGAGGTCTTCAACCACCTCCATACGGACTGGCAGGCCCGCCTTATGCTTGCCAAGCTTTCTGGTCTGACTCCTAACGACACGACCAACAAGCACAGTCAGTTCATCATCTTCGGGAAGAACAGGAACCCGCAAAGTGAATTCGTTTACACCGATCTCAGTGAGCAATTCCCTGGCTATCAGTACTCTTTCGGCAAGTCTACCTATCGTGGGGAGGAGGTCGGTGAGGGCGGATATGTCCACGCCGAACCAGGAATCTACGTCGACGTCGCACTTCTCGACATTGTGTCAATGCATCCCACTTCAATCGAATGTCTTCGTCTCTTCGGAGACAGATACACTCAGCGTTTCAGCGAGATCAAGCAAGCCCGAGTAGCCATCAAGCACCATGATGATGCAACTGCCCGAACACTGCTCGATGGGGCCCTGGCCCCCTTCTTGGAGGAAGGCGTCGATTACGAGGCCCTGGCCTTCGCACTCAAGATCGTCATCAACTCCGTGTACGGCCTCACTGCGGCGAAGTTTGCCAATCCTTTCAAGGACCCCCGCAATGTGGACAACATTGTCGCCAAGCGTGGTGCTCTGTTCATGGTGGATCTGAAGCACTTCGTCCAGGAGCAGGGCTTCGACGTTGCGCACATCAAGACCGACTCGATCAAGATCCCAAGGGCCACACCCGAGATCATCGAGAAGGTCATGGAGTTCGGCAAGAAGTACGGATACACCTTCGAGCACGAGGCTACTTACGAACGTATGTGTCTCGTGAACAAGGCCGTCTATGTCGACTACGAGGACGGACACTGGAGTGCTACAGGCGCCCAGTTCCAGCACCCCTACGTCTTCAAGGAGCTCTTCTCGAAGGAGGAGCTGGATATTCGAGACGTGGCGGAGACCAAGAGCGTCACCACCGCTCTGTATCTCAACAACGGAACAGAAGAGAAGCCAGAGATGGAGTTCGTCGGTAAGACCGGCGCCTTCGTCCCCGTAAACCGTGGAGGCGGGATCCTTCTCCGCGAGAAAGATGGTAACTACCATGCCGCATCAGGCAGTACCGGTCACAGGTGGGTACAGTTCGAGTCCATCAAGGAAGCCCACGCCGACGACTGGAAGGAGTGGGTCGACTGGAGTTACTTCGAGGGTCTTGCTGACGATGCAAAGGCTGCGGTGGGCGAATTCGGCGACTTCGAGGCCTTCACCCTTGGAGCTTGAGCCGTATATCTGGAACGGAGACAATGATGGGTGAGTATGAGAACGACTGGCAGTCATATTTCGAGAAGCCAATCGATGAGAGCGACCCAGTACTTGATGACCACATCATCTACAAGGTGACGGAGGACCATTTCACTCTCACGGTATATTCCGAAGACGGCCGAGTCAACAAGTACTGGAATGCTCGGGTACTTAAGGACGAGCTCGGTTATGTTCGAGTAGCCTGTCCTCGAGACAAGAAGATTCTCCACTTCAACTGCTTCAAGTGGAGCGCATATTTCTTCGTCCAGTCTGGACTGAAGAATCTCGTGATGATGCCTGACTCGAGTCGGCGCACCATCACCAAGCTTACAAAGGAGGTGAAGTAATATGGGATGCTGGCGCTGGGTTCTTGTCCGCGGTCCTTTCTGGCAGCGGCACTGGATGTTTGTGCAGGATGCAGGATGCTTCCGTCATAACTACACCTGATGCATAAAAGCCCCCGGGTCTGTAAAAGGGCCCGGGGGTCCGCGTCAAAAACTAAGGGTAATATGAGACCCCTCTACTCGAAAGGAAACCCTCATGCTGCCCGTTGCCAAGATTATCATCTCCGGACTCTCCTCCATTGGAGCTGGTATGATTGCCAGCAAGCTCACCAAGCCCCTGGTTTCGAACGCAAATGGAATCGCTAAGATTCTACTTTGGTTCGGATCCGTGGGCACTGGTGTTGCTGCTAGTGCAATCGTTGCCCGCGAAGTGGAGCTGCAGTTCGATGCGACCGTCAAGGCCGTACAGGAAGCTCGAGACCACGTCGAGATCGAAGACTGATCTCAAACCCTATATCCCGAACCTGGGATATAGGTCTTTCTGAAAGGAGCACGCATGCCAGGAAAGATTGTCGCCCACGATACCCATCTTCGTATCGACACTGAGTTCATCGAGCTCAAGGACTGCTTCGAGGCATTTCGTCGAGGCGTTGAGTATCGCGAGAAGAATGACGTTGACGATATTCTCGTCATCTGTAACGCCTCGGACATCATTGAGTACCAGCTCAAGAACGGGGACAGTTTCATCGTCACCTATGATCCCATTCAACGGATCATAGTGATGCGGGTGTTCCTCCATGATGAGGACATCACCATCAAGCCCATCTATATTTACAACAACCGTGAGTACCAGATCGCCTGTGAGTTCCTCAGGCAGATAATGCACGACAAGATCGATCTTAAGGACGAATGGATCGCATGAGTCAGAACAGCAAGAGCGTCATTGATTTCTTCACCCCCGACGGCCAGCTTCGAGAGGAGGCTGGAGAGTTCGAGGGACTGGACCTGGCGCCATTCATTGACAAGCGTTCAAAGGTCACCCCTGCTTTCTCCAGCGCACTCATGGGGGTGATGCAGTTCGATCTTGAGAATGATGTCGAGGTCAGCTTCTACCGCCAGCCCAACTGCGTCTACGGGGAGATCTCTTACCCCAACGGCGTGAAGACTATCCTCTTCAAGTGTCGTCAGCGCAAGAACCTCACGGGGTTCATCCGTAAGGTCCTGGAGATCGGATCCTGGGACACTACTCGAGTTCACACCGACTTCCGTATTCACGCCGATTTCTAAGGAGCACACAATGGCACGACTTGGTAACCTGACAATCGAGAACGCACGCATCTTCTTCAAGGACTTCTCCGCTGAGGGTCCTTACGCCGGTGGTACTAAGCGTACCTTCTGCGTTGAGATCCCCGAGGATATGGTTGAGGCCCTTGAGGCTGACAACTGGAACCTGAAGACCCGGGAGTCTCGGAATGACCCGGATGCGGTCACTCACTATCTCAAGGTGGAAGTGTCCTACAGGGCCCGTCCTCCGAAGATTGTCTGTATCCCGAACCTGACTCGACGGAAGGTGTTCATCAATGAGCAGACCGTCAACTCTCTGGACTACGTCGAGATCCTGAACGTGGACCTCACGATCAATCCCTATGTCTGGGAGGTCAACGGGAACTCTGGAGTGAAGGCATATCTCGGTACGATGTACGTCACCATTGCTGAGGACCCGCTGGATGCAAAGTACGACGACGTGGAGGAGGCCGCCTGATGCGACGCTACGGATTCTTCAACTTCCTGTTTGACGTGTTTATGACTGGCATGACTGGAGGGTTCTGGCTCATCTGGATCTTCATTCGCGAGATGCGACGCGGTTGATCTAATGCCCCGGGGTCTGTAAAAGGGCCCCGGGGGTCGCCCCATTCATTCTTGAGAAAGGACGCACGTGGCTAGCCGACTCATCGTCACTCCAGACGACATCATGAGGGCTGTCAAGGAATCGGAGGAGTTCGAGAGGAAGGCCCTAGCTGAGGCTCGGAAGCGAGACCGGGCTGAGGGTAAGCCCCCTCGAGAAGTTCTCCACCCTGATCACAAGCCGGGACGGGAGATCGTCCTGGACTACATCAAGAACCCTGAGCGTCGACGTGCGCCACGGTGTTCCATTCATCTTGAGAAGCGGACTGCGAACAACAGCTATCGCTTCATCGTTGACGTCTCTCAGGTTCGAAACCGAGAGCTCGCGGATGAGATCGAGAAGGATCTCTTCGCATTCATGGACTATATTCTCGACGAGTACGACATCCCACGACGCATTAGAAAGTGAGCGAGATAATGAGCGAGATCAAGTTTGAGAAGGGCCCTGTCGAGTTTGATGAGATTGCTGCCTACATCAGCGACCTTAGCGACACTCGGTTCGATGCCCCTTTCCCCCAGCTTCGCTTCAAGGGTCGGACTCTGTTCATCACGGACGTCCTCAACAGTTTCAAGGGTAAGCGTCGGCTTGTCACGATGACCTTCAGCGGCAAGAAGAAGCTGTTTGATGTCTCGGAGCCACTATTCTTCGATGGTAAGAAGTTCAACTTCCAGAACGAGTACGTCGAGATGACTTGGCGGGAGTACAAGAAGTACTGGACCGACCAGCGTGGGGCTCGTCCAGACGTTATTCACTGGTGCGAAGAGCCGTGGATTGTCTACTCCTTCACCAAGATCATTGGGGATGACAGTCTGTATGTCGTAATCGGACGCAAGCCCAGCGAACGCGTCACCCTGCAGTTTGACAAGGATACTATTATTACTCGAGCTGCGAATGAGGTGGGTACAGGTGTTACCTGGACTGTGACTGGTGCTCAGATCATTGCTAACGGAAAGAAGTGGGACTAATCGTGAAATTGACCCCATCCGGATTTTATGAGTCCCCTCGAGTTATCAAAGGGGAGTACTTCTTGGCATACATCAAAGAGATTCTCGATTGTGGTGACGAGCTGTTTGTGCAGTTCGGACCGAGCCAAGACCCAAGTAAGGTATTGTCGTATACTCGTTTATACGATTCCCAAACTCCCAACGCAGTATTTCTCGAGATTGAGGGTTCTCTTTACAGCTGGACCATTATCGAGGACATCGCAGAATTCGAATTCGTACAGTATCGACCCAAGACAGCATGGAAGGTAATTCATATGGGAAGCTCTAAGCGCATCAACGTCAGCGACTTCGACGAGCTGTACATCAACCAGACATTCCGAAAGATGACCCCGGTCATTTTCCTGCATGAGGGACGGTTCTGGCACGTCATGGGACTCGAGCTGGCCGCTTCTAATGAGGCGGAGTGGTTCATCTACCTCAAGCGGCAGGAAAGTGACTTCATGACCCGGGTTCCATTCACTCGAGACCAGAAGTTCATCTTCAACCCGCTCTCGAACTCGTGGAGCCTGGATGACCCGACTCAGGAGATCAAGGATCTCGAGACGATCAAGAAGGCGCTCAAGTCGGAGGATGTCTCGGAGGTTGTTGTCTCCGGTGTGTATATGCGTCTCGTGAGGGTACAGGAGATCGTGAAGGGTGTTCTCTTCTTCGTCTTCCTCGACACGAGCGAGGCGCGTCGGTACTACTACGCCCGCCGGACTACAAAGCTCCGTATCGTTACGGACTCGGAGACGGGTGAGCAGAAGTACCTCCTGGACCACATCAAGGCCATGCACATTGACTGAGCGCTGGCGAATTTTACCCCACCCCTACTCAAGGTATGAGGCATCTGATCTCGGTCGGGTGCGGAATATCTCGAGTGGGCGAGTTCTTCGGATCCAGAAGTGCTCAGACGGGGCTCCCGGGTTCTCCCTGTATCGCGATGACTCAGGTAAGCAGACCATGGTTCGCTGTGGTGTGACTATCTGGCGTGCGTTCAACGGAGAGCCCGGGAGGGGGCACTACGTCATCCACTTGAATGGCGACATGGCTAATTCCCGTCTTGAGAACCTGGATCTCGTTTCGTACTCAGCGTACCGGCAGGCCTGGTATGATGAGTACAACGCTCGGATGGATGAGCTCTTCGAAGAGACCCGGTCCGAGTTCGACGACTACATCTTCGGCTCATGTACTGAGTCGGAGGAGGATAGAAAGGTTCGCTTTGGCGACTGAGCAGTGGGTAACGATAGACCATCCTTTTGAGAAGTACGAGGTGTCTGATCTCGGGAGAGTCCGGAACAAGAGGACGGGTCATCTTTTGACCCCTACCCTCGACAAGCAGACCTGGTTCTACCGGATGTATCCTGTTGCCGGTAAGAAGCAGCTCAAGCGCTCCGCCGGGGTTCTTGTGTGGAATGCGTTTGTCGGATGGATTCCTGATGGCTACTTTGTCCAGTACAAGGACGGAAACCGACGAAACTTCACACCGGAGAACCTCTACCTCAAGAGCAACTCCGAGTTCCGCAAGGAGGAGTACGCTGAGGGTCGAGTGGGGTTCATGCTCGAGGAGTATGATTCTGCATTCGACGAGTGGATCTTCGGCGACTGTCTCGAAAGGAGAACACACTAATCATGACAGTTGTGTACCGTCCTGAGCAGATCCAGGCGGTGCGTCAACTGCAGAACGGCAGAATCTTGGCGGGTGGTGTTGGTTCGGGAAAGACCCTGACCAGCCTGGCGTGGTACCTCACGTCGGTTTGTAACGCCGCCTCGTTCAAGAAAGGGGGGTCCTTGGCTAAGAAGAAGGTCAAGGGCTCCCCTACGCTGTATGTCATCACAACCGCTAAGAAGCGGGACTCCCTTGAGTGGGAGGAAGAAGCTGCGCGTCTCGGTCTGAGTACAGATCCTGCATGTAGTTTCACTGGTTCATCCATTGTGGTGGACTCGTGGAACAACATCGGGAAGTACTCGGATCGAGAACACGCGGTATTCTTTTTCGATGAACAGCGTGCTTCCGGCAGTGGGCGCTGGGTCAAGGAGTTCTTGAAGATTACTCGTAAGAACACCTGGCTTCTGCTCTCAGCCACACCTGGAGATGTCTGGATGGACTACCTCCCGGTATTCATGGCACATGGGTTCTTCAGGACTCGTACAGAGTTCATGGAGGATCACGTTATATTTGACCGCTTCGCAAAATACCCCAAGGTCAAACGATACATAGGGGAGGCGAAGCTGCAGCGACTTCGACGGAGTATCCTTGTGGAGATGCCGGTGGAGCGACATACTACTCGTGAGAGGGAGACTGTCTATTGCGACTACGACCGTGACTTGTACAAGTGGGTCGTGAAGAACAGGATGGATCCCTGGACAGAGGAACCCCTTAGAGATGCAGGTGGGGTCTGCAGAATCTTGAGAAAGGTGGTCAGTGATAATGACTGGCGTTCAGAGCAAGCCAAGCGCATACTCTCAAGCAATGAGAGGGTTATCGTATTCTACAATTACAACTATGAGCTCGATCGAATCCTTGCAGTTGCAGAGAGCCTTGGACTGCCTACGGCGCAATGGAATGGACATCGGCACGATGCTATACCAGCAGAACCTCGATGGGTCTATATCTGTCAGTACACCTCGGCAGCAGAGGGATGGAACTGTACTAGTACCGATACGGTTCTCTTCTGGTCCCTCAACTATTCCTGGCGAGTGACGGAGCAGTGTGAGGGTCGGATCGACCGATTGAACACGCCATATTCTCGGTTGAAGTACTACTTTCTTGAGTCTCATTCCTCGATAGATGAGGCGGTTCGGCGGTCACTTAGCTCGAAGAAGGTGTTCAACGAGAGGGCATTCGTCGGTTAGAATACGTGTGACGGATTACCAAGTGGCCATTTTTTTGGCCATGTGGCCACTTTTTCGTGTTACGGGTGATACTGATGTTACTCGTCACACGTATTGTGGCCAAAAAAGTGGCCACTTGGTGTCACACGTATTGTGGACTTTTCCTTGGAATTGCAACGAAAAGTGGCAAGTGGCCATTTTTTGTGAAATATATTAATTGATTGATTGATTGATTTTTTTTATTATATATGAAAATAGGGTTTTTGGCCACTTTTTGTCCACCCCCTAGTTTGGCGCCGTTTGATGATGTTTGATGATGTTTATCGATCGGATTTTCACATCAGTCACATCCGTAACAAAACCCAGCCCCAACCAAAAGATACCCCTCTTCCAAGGATCTACAATACGTGTGACACCCCTCGTCGCAATCTACGCATATAATGATAAGAAGGATAGAAACAAGCCTATCCCTTCTTATAGGCTTACCCAGAGGAGCACACCATGCGTGAGTCACAATTCCAAGCACAGCTCATCAAGAAGCTGAACAAGATGCTGCCGGGGATCATCATTCTGAAAAATGATCCCAACTACATTCAAGGTATCCCCGATCTGATTCTTCTCTACAAGAATCGTTGGGCAGCCCTTGAGGTGAAGCGAGGCGCCATTGCCTCAGTCCGTCCGAACCAGGCACACTATGTTCGGACAATGCATGCGATGTCGTATGCCGCATTCATCTACCCTGAGAACGAGAGCGAGATCCTCAGTGAAGTTCAACAATCACTCACAGCTTAGTGGGGCCCACGCATTCCTTTCCGCCAGCAAGTATCACTGGCTCAACTACTCTCCTGACAAACTGATCGAGTCCTTCCGGACTTCCCAGGCTGCCGCAAAAGGCACCCGTCTTCACGAGCTCGCCGCTGAGCATATTCGTCTGAAGATGCGCATGCCTCGAAACAAGGTGACATTCAACAACTATGTTAACGATGCTATTGGGTTTCGGATGGAGCCGGAGCAAGTCCTGTTTTACTCGGTCAACTGCTTTGGCACTGCTGACGCTATCTCCTTTGACAAGGGGCTACTTCGCATCCACGATCTGAAGACTGGCGTTCACCCCGCCAAGATCGATCAGCTCATGATCTACGCGGCACTCTTCTGCCTCGAGTATGATGAGCGTCCTGGGGCTATCAACTACGAGCTCCGTATCTACCAGAATGACGATATTCAGGTAGCAAACCCGGAGGGCGACGACATCGCCACTATCATGGACACCATCATCCAATTCGACAAGCTTATCGAGAAGATCAAGGAAGAGGAGGCCTAATGGATCTCGCTCACTATGGTGTTAAGCGTAAGTCTGGACGTTACCCCTGGGGTTCCGGAAAGGACCCGCATCAGCACTCGGGCGACCTCCTCTCCACCATCAAGGACCTTAAGGCGAAGGGTCTCTCTGAGACTGAGATCGCCAAGGGTCTTGGTATGACCACCACCCAGCTTCGAGCCCAGAAGTCCATTGCCAAGAACGAGAAGCGTAAGGCTGATGTTGCAATGGTGGCCCGGCTCAAGGAGAAGGGGATGTCCAACACGGCCATTGGTCGTCGTATGGGCATCAACGAGTCCTCCGTTCGGGCGCTTTTAGACCCCACCCTCAAAGAAAGGGCGGGGAGTACTGAGGCGCTTGCCAAGGAGCTCAAGAAGCAAGTTGGTAAGGATGGTCTTCTCGACGTCGGACTCGGCGTTGAGGTCAACATGGGTGTCACAAGCACCAAGATGAAGACCGCAACGGCCATGCTCGAGGCTGAGGGCTATCACGTCCACAAGGTGAAGGTCCAGCAGCAGACGACTGGTAAATTCACCGAAATGAAGGTCCTTGTGCCTCCGGGCATGGACTACAAGACGGTTCTGGCCAAGCGGGGCGAAATTAAGGCCCCCGGGGTCAATATTGAGGACCGGGGTCATACGGTATACGGTATCGAGAAGCCCACTGCAGTTTCCAGCAAGCGACTGAAGGTTCGCTATGGAAATGAGGGTGGTACTGATATGGACGGTGTAATTGAGGTTCGACGTGGAGTCAAAGACCTCTCCCTCGGTTCTTCCAACTACGCTCAGGTTCGAATCAGCGTTGACGGCACACACTACCTCAAGGGTATGGCGATGTACTCGGATGACATTCCTAAGGGATATGATCTCCGGTTCAACACCAACAAGAACCCCACCGGGAACAAGCTGGATGCTCTCAAGAAGCAGACCGGTGATCCGGCGAACCCGTTCGGTTCGGTAATCCGCAAGCAGCTTCACTACACCGACTCGAATGGTCGGAAGAAGCTCTCTGCTATGAACATCGTCAACGATGAGGGTACTTGGGGTGACTGGTCGAAGACCTTGAGCTCTCAGTTCCTATCGAAGCAGCCCGTTTCTCTTGCTAGGCAACAGCTTCAGAAGGTACGGGACAAGCGCCGCGCAGAGTTCGAAGAGATTATGGCTCTCACGAACCCCTCGGTCAAGAAGAAGCTGCTTCAGTCGTTTGCTGACTCTGTTGACTCCGATGCCGTCGATCTTAAGGCGGCAGCTCTACCTCGGCAGGCCAGTCAGGTAATCCTTCCCGTCCCCAAGATGAAGACCACGGAGGTTTACGCCCCCAACTTCAAACATGGGGAGAAGGTTGTTCTTGTTCGTCATCCTCACGGTGGACGATTCGAGATCCCTGAACTGACAGTCAACAACAAAAACCCCCATGCTAGAAAAGCAATAGGGACTAAGGTCAAGGACGCAATCGGAATCCACCCCAAGGTGGCGGAGCGTCTGTCGGGTGCAGACTTCGATGGAGACTCTGTTCTCTGTATTCCGAACAACAGCGGAAAGGTGAAGACCTCTCCTGCTCTGAAGGGCCTGAAGGATTTCGATCCCAAGGTTATGTATCCTGCCTACCCCGGAATGACACCCATGACTGCTAAGCAGAAGCAGATGAAGATGGGTGAGGTCTCAAACCTGATCACTGATATGACTATCGGTGGTGCAAACCAGGCTGAGATTGCCAGGGCCGTTAGGCACTCCATGGTTGTGATTGATGCCGAGAAGCACAAGCTCAACTACAAGCAGTCCGAGATTGATAACGGTATTGCCGCCCTCAAGAAGAAGTACCAGGGTAAGGCAAATGCTGGGGCTTCCACTCTCATTAGTCGTGCCTCATCTGAGAAACGGATCCCTGAGAGAAAAGCCCGGTCCGCTTCAAAGGGCGGCCCCATTGATAAGAAGACTGGACGCAAGGTCTATGAAGAGACTGGGGCTACTTATGTGGACAAGCATGGTAAGACTGTGCTTCGTACTGAGAAGTCCACTAAGTTGGCCGAGACCCATGATGCATACTCCCTCGTTTCTAAGAACGGGAGTGCTATCGAAACGGTCTATGCTAATCACTCTAACGAACTGAAGGCTATGGCTAATGAAGCCCGTAAGGCTACGCTAGCTATCCCATCTGTTCGAAAGAACCCCCAGGCTGCAAAGACATATGCCCCTGAAGTTAAGTCCCTCAAGGCCAAAGTAAACGAGGCCCTCAGGAATAAACCCAGGGAAAGGCAGGCTCAGGTCCTAGCTGACGCAGTCATTAGGGCTAAGAAGCAAGCTGATCCAACTCTTGCCAATGATAAAGAGCGTCTCCAGAAAGCCCGGCGCCAGGCTTTAGCCGAGGCCCGTCAAAGAACGGGGGCTGGTAAGAAGCCTTTCGCCATCACTCCTCGAGAGTGGCAGGCTATCCAGGAAGGTGCCGTATCACAGGCTGCTCTCAACAAGGTTCTTGAACTTGCTGATGAATCAGTAGTTAGGGAACTGGCTACACCTAGGTCGCAGCCTAAGGTATCGTCCAGCATGGTGTCCAGAGCCAAGGCTATGAGTAGTAGAGGTAAGACTGCTGCTGAGATTGCTGAAGCTTTGGGAATCTCTACAACATCTGTTCACCGTGCTCTAGAGGAGGGCTGACCACACCATGGTACACACCCTCTCACAGGGCCTCTCTGAGGAGGTCTACTATGGCTAGGATGCTGTCCACAGTGGACAATCCTTACGATCCAAGAACTTCATGGGACGAATGGTTTGCTTTTGACACGGCCCACGGCTACGGTACCTGTGGCCTGGTGGCTAGGCTGTGCACAACAAGTGATTCGTTAAGTGAAGAACTTGAAATTCAAGAAATTGAAAATGCAATTGATCGAATTCTCAAGTTTGATGTGACAAATTTCTATCAAACTTTTGAAATCGATGATTGAAAAATAAAATTTCTTGATCGACACCGGGGGAGGGGGGTTCGCAAATTCGACCCCCCACCCTCAT